ACTTCGCCAGTTCTGACGGCTCGGTTTGCGGTTTGGGCTTCCGAAGCACGGCGGCTTCGAGAACCCGAAGTGCGGCTCGCTTCTGCTCCAGGTCCGAACTCGTGTAGACCTCCAGGCTGACGCCGAGTCCGTGGCCCCTCTGGTCCGAGGCGACCTTGGGATCGACGCCCGCCTTCTTGGACAGGCTGGCGTTGGTCTTGCGCAACACCTGAAAGGTGGCCCACTCCATGCCGATGGCCTCCAGCAGCGGACGCATGTTCCTGCGCCAGAGGTTGTCGAGCGAGATGGGCGTGGTCACCTTCTCGGACGGAAAGACGAAACCGTCCGGGCTTGGGTCCTGCGCCAGTTCGGCCCAACGCTTCAACAACTCGAGCGTGCCGTCGGAGATTGCGCCTTCGCGGGGCTTGCCGTTCTTCGGCGTGTTGAATTTCCGTTTGTAGACGCGCTCCTCCACCCGGATGATCCCGCCGGCCACCGACTTCCATCGGAGAGCCAGGATCTCGCCCGGGCGCATGCCCTCGAAGATCGCGAGCCTTGCGATCAACTTTTCCCGGAGGTCGAAGACCTCCAAATACTTCATCACCTCCTCTTCCGTCAGCGGACGCGCCATACAACTCGTATGGCGGCCCGGCTGACATCGTTTGGGAATCTTCAACTCGGCCGCCGGGTTCCCCGTGATGATGGAGTCCGACGACGCGAGTTTGAAGATGCCATTCAGGAACCACCGCAGGTGAGCCACCACGCTGAAGGACAACTCCGCCGCCTTGCGGTCGAGGAAGTCCTGCAACTGGTCTCTCCGGATCGTGTGGAGCAGACCGTTGGCGAACTCCGGAATGAGATGCTTTTGGATGATCTGCTCCGAGGTCCCCGCGGTGGATTCCTTCCAACCGCGGCGGCCATGCGGCAGGTACACGTTCTCGACGAACTGCCCGAACGTGTACACCGGCCTCGGTCCACGGGATGTGCCTTCGTTGATCGGCTGGAGGATGGCCGCCATCGCGGATTCCGCTTCCCCCTTCGTCATCTTTGAGCGCAGCCCGAGCACCTTCGACCGGCGGCTGCCGTCTTCCCACCAAAAGGCAACCCACACGCGATGCCGCCCGTGCTTGCGGGCTTGCAGGCTGCCTTTCTGGAAACGCTTTCGACGCATTTTCTTGCCTCTTTCCTGCGTCGAAGGCGTTGACTCTTGGCATGACCCGGATACTACCATTCGCTGGTGGCCTCCAGGTGGCCGTCTTCAATCCAGCGGTCCAGCCATTCACGCCGGATGAGGATGCGGCGCCCTGCACGAAAAACACGAGGAGGACGCACGCCCGGCACCTTGCCGTTGATCACGTTCGAGAGGTGCGCTTTGGAGATACGCAGGTATTCCGCAGCCTCCTCGAGCGTCATGATCGGCTCGGACGGGGTCATCGTGGGCACGGCCTCCTCCGGTCGTTTACGCGGGTCCGGTTTGTCCGGTGGGCATCAACAGGCAGTTCACGGTGGTGACGCCGTTGCCGGCGGCCGCCGTGGCCACGCCAACCATGGGCTTGCTGCCCGTGCCAGCGGTCTTGGTCAGCTTGGCCTGGCCGGAGTCCCAGTAAAGCTTGTCGCCCTGTGCGATCACGTCGGCGGCCACCTTGGGCAGCTCGAAGACGCCTTCCACCGTGACCTCCACGTCCGCGCCCGAGGCGGCATCGAACGCGGCCACGCCCACGAGGGAGCCGACTACGACCAACTGGCCGCTGGCCACGGCGGCTGGCGCAGTGACCGTAATGGTGTTCCCTTCCTGCACAAAGTTCTTCATGGGTCAGATTCCTTTCGGGGTGATGACAACCTGGTGGGGCGACGTAGAGCCGTCGCCCGCCAGTTCGATTTCCTTGTTGATGGTCGCGAGAGCCGCCTGCATTTCCGCGATGCTTCGGTAAGTCATGGAGCGGCCCTCGAATTCGACGCGCAACGTCCCGCTGCCGATGGCGGCGATCAGGGCGTCACGCATGCTCTGGAGGTCGACGAGAGAAAGGGCCATGCTTACGCTCCCGGGTTCGCATAGATGCCCCGGTAGTCCAACGCGCCCGCGCCGAAGTCGAGCCGCGCGCGGATCTGGATGCCATCCACCTCGAAGCCCGCGCGGGTCTCCACCTGAAGTCCTGCGCTGCCCGTCAGGTAGGCGAACTCGATGCTGGGGAACAAGATGGGATCGGCGGCGACGTACCACCGGGTGGCAGACTTGGCGTCGAGCCGCGGATCAACGATCAGGGTCAGCTTGCCGGCAAACGGATTCACGTTCGCGGCCTGCGCCGGGTAGATGCTGGCGAGGTATTTCTCGGCGGTTGTTTCCAGGGCGGCCGGTACCACCAGGAACTTCGCAGCGATGTCGAGCGGCGTCTTGCCGTCGAGACCTTTTTGGGAGCGCAACGCCAGCCGCGCGGCGGCCAGCGTGGTGTCCGAAATCGCGCCGCCGCTCGCGGCGAGGTTGCCGTGGGCGGCGTCGAACAACTTCTTGCTATCCGACATCACCGGCCCGATGCCGTTGTTGGCGGCGATCAGGTCGACTATGAACTGCGCCTCGAACTGCGCGGCCGCCGAGGCGAACAGCCGCCCGATGTCGGAGAACGCCGACAAGTTGTCGTTCACGATGGTCTGCCGGTTGATGCCGAAGATGCGGCCATAGGTGTCGAGCTTGTAGGACTCGCGGCCCTCGGCGATGGTGCCCGACTTGAACTCGCCGTTCTCGTTCACCTTCATGAGCGTGGGGGCTTGCCCCAACTGAACCGAGTACCGATTGCGGAAATCGTTGATGGCCGCCTGACGGCAGATCTGTTTGATCGCTGGAGGCGCGGCGGCCATCTGCTCCTGCAACACCTTGTTGGCGACGTCGCCCAACAGCAACGGAAAATCGCTGGTGCTGTGGAGGGCTCGGTCCACGATGGCGGCGTCCGACAGCCCGATGGTCTCGATGCCACGCAGCCGCAGGAATTCCTCTGCCTGCCGGACCATGCTGCGGCCGATGAAGGGTCGCGCCGCTTCGCCTGCCCTGTGCGCTGGGTTGATCCTCATATAGATCGCGTCGGCCATGGCGGCGCGCAGAAACATGGGATCGTCGTACCCGTTTGCCGTGGCGGCGGGCTGAGCCGTCCGGATCGGAGGACCGGCGCGAAGTTTCAGCGCCTCGAACGCCTCGGCGCGGGCCTCGTCCAGGGTGAGGTTGCGGGCGATCATGTCGTCGGCCTGAAGACCGGCGATCTGGGCGATCACCCGGATTTCGTTTTCGTGGGTTTGCTCCATCGTTGCTCCTCTCACCTTCGCGGCGGGGTCGGCCCCGATCGCCACGAGGGAAATCTCCTTGCCGGTCCAGGCAGTCGCCACAATCGCGCGCATGCCAGTGGCCGGATCCTTTTCCACGCGCCGCTGGTTCACCACATAGCCGACCGAAATTGAGCGGATGATGCCGTCGCGAATATCGTTGAGAATGGCCGCCGCGCGCTCGCTGAACCGCAGGACAGCGGTGCCGCGCTCTCCGTCCACCTGAGCGCTCTCCACCACGCCAAGAATGCTGTTGACATCCATGCGGTCGTGAGAGTTAAGCACCGGGCCGCCGATCAACTGCGAGAGATCCACGGCTGCGGGCGACAGGTCGAGGCGCTCCTGGTATGGGCCTTCGAGATCGAATCGCCGCACGGGCGCAGTGGTCGCGAAGACCACTTCCACCGTGCGGCGTTCAGCATCGAACGTGGCGGGCTGAAGCGTAGCGGTACGGGTAAAGAGTTCTTCCATTTGCCTCCTTTTGAAGGTTTGAAGCCAGCTATCTTCGGAATTTCCGAAGATGCGGGAAGGCTGGATCTGAGGAATTTCCTCAGATCGTGGCCGGGTTGCCTTGCTGTGTGACCTTGCGAGGGTCGGAATCCAAAACGATGCCGGCGGCGTCGGCTGCCGCGTTGCCTGCCGCTATCTGCGCGTCCACTTCGGCCAGGTCAAAGCCGAGCGACGCCACCGCCATTTCGCGCGACATCAGCCCTGCGCGGATGGCCCGCACCATGGCGTCCACCTCGCGTTGCGGATCGGTCATTTGCATGGCGGGCGGCGCCCAGGAGATGTTGTCCAAGTACTCCTGAACGCCTTCGTCGAATGACGGGAGCGCCCCGCGAAGTACTTCGAGTTCGACCCAGCGCTGAAACACCGGGCGGCAGAGCATGTGGATGAACTGCCATTGCAGGGCGTCGATGTACTTCCGGAACTCGATCAGCCCTACCCGCGCCGAGCTGTAGCTCGTGTCGGAGAGGTCGCCGCTGACCACGCTGTAGGGCAGACCGAGACCGCTGGAGATGAGCCGCAGTTGGATCTTGGCGAAGTCCGCGTAGCCAGCCGTCTCGGGAGGGTCGGAAAACTCCATGGATTCGCCCGGCGAAAGACGCTGGATGGTGCCCGGCTCGAGGCTGGCGGTCCACACGCCATCCTCAGCGCGGCTCGCGCCAAGCGGATTCTCGTTTGGCGTCGTGATGAACCCGGTGAGCAACGCGCCGGTCTTCTGCTTCACGAGAGTCGCGCGGTCGAACTGGTCCAGGTCATTCAGCCGCCCGAGGATCGCCTTCAATTCCGTTACGCCGCGAAGCTGGCCGGGCGTCTTCGGCCGGAAGATGTGCAACACCTCGGACGCCGGAATGCGGATGCTCCGCGGCAGGCGGCCTGGCTGCCCCGGATGCCACTCGTACAGGTAGTAGGCCGAGCGGCGCGAGCCCTCGAACTCGATTCCGGCGATCACGTTGTCGCGCGTGATCGTGGCGTCGATGAACTCGGGTGGCAGCAGTTGCAGCCGCAACACGCCGTCGGTGCCCGTGAGCATCCGGACGAAGACCTCGCCGTCGACGAACATTGACCTTGCAGCGAGAGCCTGCTGCCCATACCAATTGAGCAGCCCATCGGCATCGGAGATCTCAGCCCATCGATTCCACCGCTTTAGGAGATGGCTCTTGAGCGCTGCATCTCCAATCTTGGGCAGCAGCGTGATGCCCGGTCCGATCACGTTGTCCACGAACGCTTGCGCTGCCCGTGCCGCGACAGCGTTGTTCGCTACCAGGTACCGGGCCTGGTTCCGAAGCAGCGGGCTCGGAGCAACGCGGCTGTAGTCCGGAACCGGGTTGTTCCACAAACCGACGTTGCGCCGGTCGCGCGCGAAGCCGGTGTCGGAACGCACCTCGTCCTTCCGCCCGGTGGAGCGGTTCTTGAAAATCCAATTGAGCATTGGCTATCGCTTGAAGTGGATGGTGGTCGTCTGGCCACCAACCCCAGTCTTCGACCGGGTTGGCTGTTGTACCCAGGTCTTGGCACCTGGGAGTTGATGGTTGAGCTGGACGGGCGGCCGTTTCGGATATTGGGCCATCACGTTGCGCAAGTCCCACCGTGTCGCGAACGGCGGCGGCCGGTCGGCGTCAAGGTGCTTCAGGCGCTCAATGACGCCGTTCCTGCCGTATCCGATGTATGGCTTGTCGAGAATCAGGTCAGCCGCGTACTGCGCGCTGATGCCGTGCCTTTCCCTCCCGCTCTCGTCCACTATGCGAACGGCATCGATCTGCCGCCGCAAGATTGATTGCAGCAGTTGGCCTTCAGCTTTCATATGGGCACACGTCTCCCCTGAGCGCTTTTCAGCGCTCCCGAGTTTCTCCCCTCGGGCTGACGGGTGCTCTTACTGTTTTGCGGGAGACTTGGCCAGGTGTGCTTCGATGGCGGCGTCGATCTCGGCCAGCACGGCGGTGACGTTCAGGAGCCCGAGGACTTTGAGCCCCGACTGGGCGAAGGCGTGGCTGTCGCTGATCTTGGCGGGCCGGTGGGTGCGTCCACCAGTGACCTCGTTCGGGACCGCCGGCGTGATGGTGCTGTAGACCTCCTTCTGGAGTTCGATGGCGACCGCAGGGACGTCGTGCCAACCCTTCGCCGGGCTCGGACCGAAGACCATCGAGTGCAGGTGGCCGAACACCCAGATCGCCGGTTCGGTCAGATCGCGGTGAGTCCAGAATCCATTCAGCCAGTACTTGGGCATCGCCTCGACCTGTGCGGCATCGAAGGCAGGCGTTGGCTGCTCGGGATGCTCGTTACAGTAGCGGAGGTAGCCTGCGGTCAGGCTCCGCATGAAAGCGTTGTGGACGATCTTGGCAGCTTCGTCCAAGGTGTAGTCGGCGTCGTTGAGCGCAGCGATGAGGCCGATCTCGTAAAGGCCCCAGACAGCGAAGCGGCGTTCCTGGCCCGCCAAAGGGATCTGACCGACATGCTGCAGAATGTTCCGCGCGACGTAGTTCCGCAGACGCGAGACGCTGATATTGGTGACCGCAGCGGCGTCGCTGAGGCTGAACGTGGTCGGGAAACCATCAGGCTGGAGGATGTTCATACGAGACTAGTCTACTCAACTCTGAGTAGCCTTGTCAAAATAAAAATTAGGCTTGGTGTTTGGTCAGATATAGCATTTAATGCAGATAAAGCATATAATGACCTTAGGAGGACCGATCATGCTTCGCAAGGAAGAGACCCAAGTACCGCTGGCGATCTCGGAGGCCGACCAGAGACAGGTGCTGGAACTCTATCAAAAGATTCAGAGAAGCCGCGCCAAGCTCGTCGGTCCGGACGGCAAGACACAGAACCTGCCCGTGTCGCTCTACGAGTTCCTCGTGAAGCTGATCGCAGACCTGTGCGAGGGCCAGTCCGTCGCCATTGTCCAGAACGACGCGCAACTGACGACGGTGGAGGGCGCGAGGATGCTCGGCGTCTCGCGCCAGTTCTTGATCAAGCTTCTGGAGCGCGGCGAGATTCCCCACCACATGGTCGGAACGCACCGGCGCGTCTATGTGCGCGACCTGTTGGCGTACAAGGCAAAGCGGGATTCCAACCGGCGCGGAATCCTGGATGACCTGACTCGAGCTGAGGCTGAGGACGGTCTATACGATCTCGGTTCGGAAAGCGACGACTAGTCCTCTCGGAGCATAGGAGCTTATACTAACCTTTTCAAGGACTTCACATGCCTAACACCAACCTGCAGTCTCTTTGCGAGCGACTCAAGAAGGGTCCTGCATTCCTGCTCCTCGGGCAGCGCTACCTCGGACTGCAGTCGGGTACCGACCCCTTCCTCGCGGAAGTCCTGCGCAAGTATGCCGACACCAGCGCACAGACCAGCTATTTCGACATATTCAACAGCCGCGCGGGACAGTCGCCAGAGGCTGCAATTGCCT